TTTCGAGTGCATCAGCACCATCGCCTTAATGCCCATTAGGGTCCACCTCTATACGAGTAGTACATGGGAAAATCATTAGTGGTTTGAAAATGTTCTATAGTGCTAAGTGGAATATCTGCTCCCCTTACTTTACAGTAAGCAAAGAGGGGTTGAACGCAGTTCGCCAAACGGATAATCCGTGTTGACTAATTCTGTGTTAGTTATAGGAAAGTGTATGAGTATAAATATACTATAGTATTTATTCCATATCTTCTGACTTTACATAAAGTGTTGGCCATTAGAGTCTACCGAAGACAATTACTTTATCAACGATACATATAATTACGATATTAGGATTATTAGGCAAGTTACTCTGACTTTTCAGAGGGACTAACTAACATCTAATATGAAAACGACTTTTGATCTTTTTAAATCAGGTTCTGATTTTGTAAAAAATCTGGACTGGGCCCAACACTCAAAAACAGGGTATGTTTTACTTAATCCTAGTGACTCAAACAGTTTATTATATTTAACGAAAGTTGAGTATGAGAAATTGTTACGAGTGGCATTATCGAATGATTATCACTTAGTGGTAATTGCTCGACCTAATGACACACCGGCTAGCATTTTAGCAAGAACGATTGATGGATCTTCTATTAAAGAGGAACCTAAAATCCCCCTGATTCTTGAGAATCTGGGTAATTCGAGAATTCGTCTCTTCAATTTAGTATCTGGATGGAAAGTAAGCGATTCAATGATATCGATTAAAAGAAATTTTAATCAATTCATTCCAATAACATACCGAACGGTAAGTTCTTGGCTCGGAATAGCACCTACTTCCGGTCATCTTCGTGATGCCTGGTCGCTATCTCGGTCTTTCGACAAAATCTTCTCTTCACGTGGTATTAACCAGGTGATTTCTCGTCTTAAAATTGAACTATTTGTTCTGAATTCCTATATTGCTGAAACTCCTTTACGGAGTACTCATCAACTAGGACAACGAATTCGGTTAACCAATGGTTTACCGGCTCATTGGCCATTATCATGGCGTCAGAATGTAAGAGCGAAAAATATTCCTTTTATCAGATTATATTCTACTATCCTTCAGAGTTATAAAGCTCTAGCAGGAAAGTATGGTAAACCTGATTTAAGTACTATTTCGTCTCCTCCATATCAAGGATTCAAAACTAATGAACCTTGGGCAGTGCTTCCATATTTTACTCAATTCATGAAGTACCCGAAAGGGACTTTAGAATCAGTACAGTCTCCTAACTCGTATTCCGAATCTGAGACTCGGGCTATCCCGAACTTAAGAGTTTCTATTAAAGCAGGTCCTAACCATAAAATTGCTATTTTAGGGTTAATGTCAGATATTTCTTCTTTATGGGCGCAAAGATTTGATAGAGTTCCAAACTCTTTCAAACTTTATGGTGATGACGTTAATATGTTTAGTTACTTTGAGAATTTTCATCCATTTATAATGAATACTATTCACACAGCAGTTAAATATGTTAGCGCCCGTGCTCATCCATCTCTTTTAGGTCTGGAAACAGACCCAAGAAAGATAGTTGATAACGGGAAACAACCATCTTTTATTTCAGGAAAACTTTCCTTGAAATATGAGGCAGCCGGTAAAATTAGAGTATTTGCCATCGTAGATTATTGGACGCAAATGGCTTTAAAACCATTGCACGAGCATATTTTTAAAATACTCGCCAAAAATCCATGTGATGCTACTTTTAATCAAAATGCTTCAGTTCAAGCTTTTTCTAAACGGTTAAATAGAACTTGTTATTCTTTTGATCTTAAATCTGCAACAGATTTAATACCTCGAGATTTATATCAAGTTGTATTAACACCAATTTTAGGGAAAGCAGGGGCAGCAGCTTGGATTTTCCTTTTAACTAATAGAAAATATTGGTTAAATGGTAAATCTTATACTTATACGAGAGGACAACCAATGGGTGCTCTTTCCTCATGGGCAGCATTAGCTTTAGTACATCATTACTTGGTGTTCTTAAGTGCTACTCGGGTTTACGGTCCAATGGCCATTTTCACGGATTATATGATCCTTGGTGATGACATTGTTATCGCAGATTCTAAAGTAGCGCAAGCTTATGTTGAAGTGTGTGAAGAGTATGGGGTGACTATAGGTTTACCTAAATCATTCCAATCTCCAGCAGGTTTTTTCCAATTTGCTTCTAGAAACATGATTTATGACACTGACATTTCTCCGATTTCGATCAAAGAAGCGTTAGCTGCTCAATCTATGTGTTCTCGTGCAGAATTTGGAGCCCGTATGGTTCTTAAGGATTTTATTTCTCGATCTTCTATGGATCTTCTTCGAGCTACCGTTTCATACGGGAACTGGAGGAAAATCTCAAAAGAATTAACTCGAGGAATTATTTCTACTCAAGTAAGAGATCATTTACTGACTTTACTTTCTTCAATAATGCTGAAATTTTCAGAATTAGATGAATTAAATAAGGTGTACTTGAGAACGATTCTGGCGTTATTACAACGCGATTATCATTCAATCGTACAAGTAAATACTCTTCTTACTAAGTATTCTGATCGTCGTATTCATATTTTCGGAATTCATCTGTTCCATCTTCTAAGAATTAAAATTCTAGAAGTTGTAGCGGATAAGTATCGAAAAGTTCGAGAGGACAAATCTTGGCAGGATCTTCCAGTGGAAGATTTTGCACAATTACATGTAGTTTCTACATTAATGAGATATAATAATATCCAAGATATGTTCCAACTTCGAAAAATAGAGGATGATTTGGTTCTCATGTCTCAAGAATTCGCTAGTTATAGTTCATCATTATATCAAAAAGAACAGGAATATCCTGATCTTTCTTTTGATTTTAATATGAATTATATTGTTGAATTACTTGACTTGTTGGGACGAGCAAACTCCTTACTTCAAACAGTATCGTTAGAAGATCTGAAATTAGCGAAAGCTAAAGAGATCCGTAAAGGAAATGATTTCCTGTCTAAAGATCTGAGATTAATGCATCAGGCCTCCGAAATGTTTGAATCCATTCATTTACGAAGGGGAAGAT